CGATAAATTAATTGCTGACTTGGTTTTGGATGATGAGTTGCTGCAACAGGCTTACGATGAAATTGAATCGTCACGTCAACTAGGTGACTTTGCGCCAACAGCAGAGCAAGTTAACCAGTAATGAGCGAAAGCAATCACGCTAGAATTGTCCAAAGGCTAGGTGATTCGCATGAGGACAGAATCCTTAAAATCCTTGATGAGCTAGAGGCTAGAATTGCTGCGATTGTACTGGCAGCACCTACGCGTAAATCACAACTGCATGACTTAGCTTATGCCTTACAATCTAGGGCGCAAATCGAAGCTGCTTTTCGTCAGACATTTCTTACAGTGGCAGATGAGATAATCCGTGAATACGATGATGTTGCGGGTTCGTTAGCTACAATGTTTGAGAGCTATGGCGCTACATTTCAAGTGACGCCGCAGATTCTTTCTGGGTTAAAAGGCGTTTCATTCCAAGGTTTTCAAGATATTGCCTCACGTTTTGCCGATGAGTTGGCAAACGAGCTTTACCAAAACACCCTGACAGGTAGATCAGTATCAGATTCTATTTACAACATGCGTCAAAAGATCAACGGCGTGTATATGGAATCGGATAAGGCAGAAGTGAATCGGCTTGTAGATATTGCGCAAGCTGGCGGTGCTGGTGCAGAGGAAGCGGTAGAAACTTTGCATCGTGTTTATGCGACTGATCGTACTGGCAACAATATGCGCAGATACGCAAGCCAAATGGTACACGATTCTTTAATGCAGTTTGATGCATCGCTAAATGTAGCTGCTGGTAAAGAGATTGGCGCAGACAGATGGAAATACTACGGGTCAGTGATTCGTGACTCGAGGGATTGGTGTAAGCGACATGCTGGTAAAACCTATACCGAGCAAGAAATCATTGAATTATGGGATGGAAATGCATGGGGCGGTAAAATGCCAGGCAATCCATTTATCGTTCGCGGTGGCTATAACTGCCGCCATCATTGGCGACCTGTATTTTCTGACGAACAAAATAACGCATAAGTTGTAAAAAGATATTAAAAATTGTTAAATGACAATGTGATCTAACACGGAGATACCTATGACAGACGAAATCGAAAACACCGAAGCCCCAACAGAAGAAACTCAACAAGCTGCGCCTGACAGTATTAGTCGCGACGAATTCAATAGCTCGATGGCTAAACTGCGCCACAAAATGGTCAAAGAAAAAGAGGAAGCTATAGCACAGGCTTTGTCTGGAATTGATCTTGAAGAATACAAAACGCTAAAGGCTAAAGAAGTTGCGGCAGAGGAAGAGCGTGCAAAAGAGCGCGGTGATTTTGAAATGCTTTTGAAAAAACGGGCTGCCGAGTTTGAAGAACGTGAAAACAGCCTGAAAAAAGAAATTTACGACATTAAAGTAAATCAGGCTTTATTGTCTGCGGCTAATGAAGGCAATGCGATTAACGCTAAACAAGTTGTCGAGTTGCTTAAAGGTCGTGTGCGACTAAATGATAAAGGTGTTGCAGAGGTGCTTGATGAGTCAGGTGCTATTAGCTACACTGAATCCGGAGATCTAACATCAGTCAAAGATTTGGTGTCAGACTTCATGACTGCAAACCCTCATTTTGCACGCGCTAGTACCGGTGGCGCAGGCAGTCAGGGTGCTGCAGGTGGCTCGACACAGAAGCAACTATCTGTGGAAAATATGCTTGCCTCGTGGGAAAACGGCGGGAAACAAGCTTTTGCCGAAATGTACGGCAAGAAATAATTTTTCATTTGTTTGCAATGTGGAGATAACCAATGGCTGCAACAACTACAACTACTGTTGACGACCTATTCGTCAATATCGTGGCGGGTCAGGCTCGTCACACTGCTGAAGAAGCATCAATCATGCGTAACCTTGTCACAATTTATGATATTGGTTCGCAAGCTGGTAAAACCATTCAAGTTCCAAAATATGGCTCTGTATCTGCGGCAGCATTGACCGAAGGTACTGATATGTCATCTACCGCTGTGTCAACTTCAAGCGTGGCTGTAACAGTTGCTGAGGTTGGTGTACAAGCAGTTGTTACTGACATGGCTTTGATGGGCACTGGTAATGTTGCTTTGGAAGTCGGTACCGTTCTCGGTAACGCTATGGCTCGTAAGATGGACCAAGACCTAATTGCTTTGTTTGATGGTTTCGCAACTTCGTTGGGTGCTACAACTACCGAACTTACAGCTGATTACTTGTTCCAAGCTGCTGCTACTTTGCAAGCTAACAAGGCAATGGGTCGTTATGTTGGTGTATTCCACCCATATCAGACTTACAACCTTAAGAAATCATTGACCGCTGCTGGCGTTAATCCAAATGGTGGCGTATTGCAGAACGAAGCAATGGTTTCTGGCTTTGTAGGTCGTATCGCTGGCATCGACATTTTTGAATCAGCTAACGTAACTGTTGATGGTTCAGGTGACGCTAAAGGCGCGATCTTTACAGCAGAAGCATTGTGCATGGCTATGAAGAAAGATTTCACCATCGAAACTCAACGTGACGCATCATTGCGCGCTACTGAGATGAACGCTGTCGCTGTTTACGGCGTTGGTGAGCTGGATGATTCTTACGGCGTAGAGATGTACTTCGACGCAGGTCTGTAAGACTAGGATGCCGCCTCTCGGGGCGGCTTTCTTAATTAGGTTGGTGCTCAATGGCTTTCTCTACAGATTCCGATTTGACTGCAATACAGCCGGACATTCTTGACTTTGGCTTCCCTACATTTGCTGATGAACACGCAAAAGCAGAGGCAGACATCAAGCGAGAAATTCGCGCTAAATATTGGTCAAAAACTGGTTATTCAAATGAAATGGATGATGATCTGTTAACTGATACCCAGTGGACAAAAGCAAACGCCTATCTTGTTTTATGGAAATACGCTTTGCCTCAATTAACAAATTGGGTCGATGGCGATAGATTCCAAAACATGATTGGTTTTTACAAAGATATGTACCATCAGGAAATGAATTCCATTTTTGCCGATGGTGTCGAGTACGATGCTAACGACGACGGTACAGTAGAAAAAGCTGAAAAAGATATGTATGTGAGTAGTCGCTTGAATCGATGAAAACAGATGTCGTCATTGATACGCGAGAAGTTGACCGCCTTTTTGCACGATTAGGCAAACAAACTTCCAAATCCATAGCGAAAGCATTGGCAGCAGTATCAGAACGCGGCATACAGGTCATATTAGACAGAACGGCTAAAGGCAAAGGCATTAATGCCCCTTTTAGATCGTATACACCAGCCTACAAGCTATTTAGACAGGAAAAAGGCAGAGGCATACGCCCGAACCTTAATTTCTCTGGAAGGATGCTTGGAAGCATGACGAGCAAAGTCGATAGACCTAATCTGACAGCGGACATTTATTTTTCCAGAGCTAATGAAGCACTGAAAGCAATGGGCAATAACCAATCCAGACCTTTCTTTGGCTTTAATACCCGTGAGAAAAACTACTTGCGGCGTTGGTTTTACAAGTATCTGGAAATAAAGTGAGCACACGCGAAAACATAGCCAAGAATATTGAGCAAACGCTTAAAGATATGCGCAGTCCTTTGCGTTTGGCGTATGTAACACGCGAGCCATTCGATTTTAACCAGTTATCTAATGCGCAGTACCCTGCGGTGCTAGTGCAGACCTCTGGAGAGACCAGAGAGGACGCTACCATTGGCGACAGTGGAATTAAGCGTATGGCGGTGGTCACATATCAGATCATTGCGTATATCAAATCAGATGAAATTGATCGCCGTAGAAATGAAATGATCGAAGCTATCGAGGAAATCCTTGACCAAGATCGAACACGCGGCGGCTATGCAATCGACACTCAGGTAGTCAGTATTGACACAGACGATGGTGCGATTGAACCCGTTGGCGGTGTAGTTGTTACCGCTGAAGTTGAATATTTTTTCACTAGAGGTGCCACATGAAAATGCATCACCCTGACGCAAATTATCCTATTGACGTTCATCCTAGGCGCGTAGAATCAATGCTCGCCAAAGGATGGACAGTTGAAGAGCCTACCAAGGCGAAGCCAAAAAAGGCTAAAACCACAGCCACTGAAACCGTAGAGGAGAATGAAAATGGCGAATCATAAAGGGTCTGAGGGCTACGTTAAGGTTGGCTCGAACACCGTATCAGAAGTGCGCGATTGGTCTTTGACTATGAGTGCAGACACTATCGAAGACACTGCGATGGGCGACTCGGCTCGTACTTATAAACCATCGTTAACCTCGGCAACTGGCTCAATCACCTGCTACTGGGATGAGACAGATAC